GAAGGCTTTGTCGGGAAGAAGACAAACAAGACGGCAGCCGGGACGCGGATCGTGCCGATCATGATCCCGCGCCTGGCCGAGTTGGCTGGGGAGTACGCCGCGCGCGGGGAGCCGCTGCCGGTGCACTGTCCCTCGATGGTCTTGAAGCACGTCCACGCCGCAGCTGCGCGCGCTGGCGTCCCGGACGTTGATAATCACGACCTGCGCCGGACGTTCGCGTCACTGTGCTACAGCTGCGGGATCTCCGAGAAGGTCACGATGGAGCTCGGCGGCTGGAATGATCCGGCGGTCATGCACAAGATCTACATCAAGCTCGCCCAGCGCGACCGGCGCGGCGCCGTGGACGCGCTCAAAGACTTTTACAGGCCGCAGACCGACGCCAGCCGCCTGGCTGCCGCGCTGGAGATCCTCGCTGATCTGCGCGAGAAATACGGAGATCTCCCGGAGCTCCAGACGGTGCTGCAGGAGGCCGAAAAAGTAGCGAATGCAAACGGGAATGTAAAGTGAAGCCGTGAAGTTGCTGACATATCAACACTTTTGCATACCGCGTGGCTTTTTCGACTCCCGCCTCGCGCACCAAAAAGGGAAAACCGTGCAGTCATTGCGATTGCACGGTTTTTCTTTGATATCAGGCGATTCCGAGATTTTGGACAGCTCAAAATTTTGCGCAAGAGCGCAAAAAAATGCGCGAGAACGCATAGATTTGAGGAGCATTTGCAAACTGATTTCGTAAACAAAGCGGCCGCTGCAAAATTGCAGCGGCCGCTTTGTGTCGGGATCAGACACCATCGGCGTCGGGAGGATGGGCGGGATCTTCGTCGATGGGAAGATCTCCAGTGACGCCGAAGGAAACATAAGGATCCTCGTCGGCGAGCTCGTCAAGGCCTTCGGGGAGTTCCTCCGGAAGGTCTTCCGGAGCTGGTTTTGCTTTTTTATCGCCGACCTTCTCGGTCGAACTCTTCAGCTTTTTCACGACAGCGATCAGAAAGCTGGGCAGCGGGACACCGATCTCGTCGAGGTTTTCGAGAATGCTGATGCACTCGTTGAGGATCAGCCAGATCGTGACCAGCATCCCGAAGACGTGCATGCCGGCGAGCTCCGCGCCGGCGTTGATCGCTGCGAAGGTGATGATGTAGTCAACGACGATCGCAACGCCGACTGCGAAGAGATAACAGATCTTTTTGATGATTCCGAAGAGGCCTGTGCGCGAGCTGAGCGTGCCGGTCACCCACGCGGCGACCATGCCGGTGATATAGTCGGCGATCATGACGACGGCCAGCACGGCCAGCGGACCGAGGAGCTGTCGGAAGTAGACGGCGGCGCCGGCGAGAATTACCGTAAGCGCGCCCTTGAAAATGTTCTCTTTCATTTTGCATCCTCCTTTTTGGTGAACGCCCGCTGCAGGACCGTCGCCAGCTCCGCACGGGTTACGGGATCGTTTGGCCGGCCGTCAAGGATCAAGCCCTCGGCTTTGGCCCAGTCCATCGCATCCTGATACCAGGGCTCGCCTTGTGTGTTGTTCGCTGCGGGCTCCATGACGACGCCGCCTTCGCCGTCGTCATAATGATTGTAACCGGGGAGCCACATTCCGGCCGACTGCGTGCTGCGTGCCCTGCAGAGATCCACCGCAAAGCCCAGCTTCGCGGCCATTTCCTTCGCCTCGGCGCCTTCCTGCCACTGCCACTGGTAGACGTCGGCGTGCTCGGACAGTCCGGAGCTCCACGCGCAGCACTGCATGAAGTAGCGGACCGCGCCGCGTTCCTGCATCTCATCGCAGACGGATCTCGAGCCGTAGACGCCTGCAGAGTAGGGCGCGACAGCAGATCGCGCCGCCTTCAGATAGGCCTCCACGGCCGAATAATCGGCCTTCTGCGCGTTGAAATCGACGGCAAAGTAGATCACGGCCGTCTCCGGGACGCCGAGCTCTTGCGCGAGCACAGCGGCCCGCGCGCCGTCGATCGAGCCGCCGGAGGATCCTGACTTAGCCCGCAGCGCCGTCGTCTCCCAGATCAGGAGGATCGCAATGCCTGCGTCACGGAGCAGCTGCGCCTCCGCGATTCGCAGCCCCTTCCACGCGCTCGCGCCTGTCGTCGGCGCGAGGTAGCGCCCAGCGAAAGAGTAGCCCTCCGCCTTCAGCTTTTCTGCAGCTGCCGCCGTAACGGTCGCGGCGGTGTCAATTCCTTTGATCTTCATGATGTGCTCCTCATTTCTCTTCAGGATCCAGCCCGAAGGCGATGTTATAACGGCGCAGCAGCGCCACGGCCTCGCCGAGCGTGATCGGATGATCCGCCCGGTCGTCCGTCGTGATCCGGTTGGTGATCGCCCAGGTCAGATCGTCGAGCTCCGCGCCTGACTGCGTTTCCTCGACGGGATCCTCGCTCATCGGAGTGTAGACCTCGCTGACGGCGACGTTCTTCCCGATGCCGTGGATGCGCTCGGTGCCGTAGCTCCACATGGCACAGGGCAGCTGCGGACCGGATTCGGCGGCCTTCGCCGGCTCGCAGAACGCCTGCAGCCATAGGGGGAACTGCTCCTCTATGCCGCTCAGATGCGCGGTCTGTACGCTGAGCGACGTCGCATACATCGCGCGGAAGCCCGCCTCCCGGATCGTCTGGCAGGCCGAGAGGACGATCTCTCTCACGTCGTCCGACGTCACTCTGCAGCCGCGCTCCTGGGCTGAGCGCAGGGAATAGTTATCGAACTGGATCACGATCGGGAGAGACAGACGCAGCTTGTCGACGGCCTCGAGGATCGTTTTTGCCTCCTTGACCGCAGCGCGCGCGTGCGTCGCGATCGAGAGCCAGTAGACGCCGATCGGGACCTTGTTCTCGACGCAGCCCCTGACGTTTTCCCGGAAGCGGTCGTCGAGGCGGTAGCCGACGCTGCCGCGGATCATTGCTCCGTCGATGTGCTGCGCGGCGTCCGCCCAGCGGATCTCGCCGAGATATTCCTTGATGTCAACAATCTTCATCTTCGTCCTTCTCTTTTTCCGCATATTCCAGGCTGTGAACCTGCGCGATGCTGCACAGGTGCCAGCCGGTCCGGTTTGTGCAATACTTTTTGAAGTACCACTTTTGGATGGATTTGTTCGCCACAGTAAGCCGACAACCCTCGCAGCTGACCACGGTGGCGTCATTCCAGCGGTAATACGGGCAGGCCCATTTCAAACGATTGTTAATCATTCGGCGTCTCCTTCTTCGGCACACTCCGCCTGATCCTGCAACTCCGCGGCCTGCGCGAGGCTGCAGCTGCGCCAGTAGGTTGCGCTTGTGCAGTATTTCGCGATGTGGTGCTTCAGGACCGCGGTCGAACTCACGACGATCTTTCCGCAGTCGCAATGCACCTCGAAGCGTGAATCATAGCAGTAATGCGGGCATGCAAAAAAGCGGTGGTAGAATCCCACTGTTAATCACTCCTGAAGCCGATCATGTTCGTGCTTATCACGTCACAACGCTCGCACTGATCGGATCTCCGGTCTGGGCGAGGAGGATCAAAAGGTTATGACCGACCAAACCTGTATCGTCGCTCGTGAGCGTGAACCTGTTGCTGCTGGTGTTCCAGCTGTAGCTGCTGAAGGAGTCATCGCACGTCGCGTCGGATGTCTTGTAAATCCGTAAAAAGATCAGCTGGTGATTTGCCGTGACGCCGGGGATCGCATAGTTTTTCGTGCCACCGGTGAAATTGAGCAGCTTGACGAGCATCATGCCGGTCACAAAGACCGCGCGGATCTCGTCGGACACGGTCGTCGCCGTGACATTTGTTCCGGGCGTGATCGTGCCGCCGCTGGAGATCGCGGTCGTGACGCGATAAAGGATCCCGTTGTAGGTGAGATAGTCGCCGACGGCGTAGCTGCGCGACGCCGTCGAGGACGCCTCAATGTACGCGATGCTCGACTGCTTCGCAACGCCATAGGGATCGCCGGCGCCGCGGTCGTCCGACATGATCGCATATTTTTTGTCTCCGACTGCCATTTCAAGTCCTCCTGTTAAACGTATTCAGCAGCGCCTTCTCCTGCAGCGTGCAGAGATAGTCGACCGCCAGATTGTCCGGATGGTCGGCGCGGAAGCGGACCGCGTCGAAGATGCTCGCGCCCTCGAAGACATAATCCCGGTATCGGAGCAGCGGCGGGACGACCTGCGGGGCCGTGATCGTCAAGCTGAGGATCTTCGCCTCTTCCCATCGGTCCTTGCGTGTTTCTGTCGCGGTGTCCTCAATCTGCAGGAACTCCCGCATGCCGTGGCACTTTGTCAGGCGCCAGGTGCCGGGGATGTCGAACTGTCCGACGATGCAGCCGCGGAGGTAATTCATGTAATAGGGCATTTCCGTGCTGATCGTACACTCCCGCCAGCGCCGGGCGAGCTCCCGGAGCATGACGAGCTGCATCGCCTCGCAGATCGTCTCCTCCGCCCAGAAGGCGAGCAGCTGCTTCCAGTTCGGATTAAGCCGATAGATCAGGCAGTGCGTCAGCTCGTGTGCGAGCTGACTGATGCCGGTCGCGTAGTCGTCGCAGCTGTCGAGCTTCAGCGTGATCACATCGGCCTCCAGCGGGTTGCCCTCTTTCGGCGCAAAAAACGGCTTCGCGATCTCCGAATCGTTGCGGATCTGCAGATCGGCCTCGCCGATCCGGACGCCCGCCTCGTCGTACCACATCAGGATAAAGTCAACGAGCGCGCGGATCTTCGCTGCGTCCTGCAGCTGCATATCATAGTGAATCATGATGCGCTCACCTCCTGAAGGATCAGTCTGCCGCTGTCCGCGGCGAGCTTATAGAAAAGTCCGGTGTCCGTGTCGACGATCTTGTGATCGGTCGCTGCCGTCGAGGAGGCGACCTCCGTGAGGATGATCCGCCCGTCGGCGATGGAGAGCGCATATTTTGCGCTCGTGGCCGTGTCTGCGATGATCGGAGTGATGGCGTTCGAGGCGTCGGCGACCTCCGACAGCTGGATGCGGCCGCCGGTGATGAAAAGCGCATAAGGGACGGACGTGACGGTGTCGAGGAGAAAAAAGATGTTGTAGAAGATCCCGCCGGGATCGCCCTTATCACCCTTATCTCCTTTGTCTCCCTTGTCTCCCTTCGCGCCGGTGGCACCTGTGGCGCCGGTGTCGCCCTTATCGCCTTTGTCGCCTTTATCACCCTTATCGCCTTTATCGCCCTTTGCGCCGGTGTCGCCGGTATCGCCTTTGTCGCCTTTGGCGCCATCCTTGCCGTCTTTGCCGGCGCTGATCTTGCCGATCAGATCGGCGAGGTCCTGCTGGCGGTTATAGCCATAAACAGAGGCGCTGCGCGTCGTGTAGGCCTCGCCGGAGCGCGTCTGTGCGGATGCGGTGCCGCCGGAGTCAATAGCGAAAGAAGTGAAAAAGCCGGACGTTCCAAAGGTGTGGGTGATAGACGTGATGAGGCCGAGATCTTCGCTCTCCTCATCGTCATAAGTGACGGAGGCGACGTCGCCGACCAGCAGCCACGGCCGCAGCGGACCGTCGAAGTTTTCGCCGAGGCCGATATACTGGAGTTCGTCTCGCAGCTGCTCGGCGAAGCTCTGCAGCTCTGACTGCGTCAGGCCGTCGGCGGCTTTGACGTGCTTTGTCTTGTGGCTGCCGAGCGACCAGTGCGAGAAATTCGGAACGGTCAGCAGCACCGGCGTCAGCTCCGAGCCGTCGGCGGCCTTGCCGGTCACGCGGACGCGGGAATATGCGGCATCCGCCGATTTCCTGGTCCGGTGCTTTGTGACCTCCGTGTTTCCGTTGAACTGGTAGATCGAGTTGACCTGATAAGTGGCGAGCCACCAGGGATAGCCGATGCAGACCGTTCCGTCCGGGAGCTCGATCATCGTCCAGCCGGCGAAAAACTCGAAAACCTGCTGCAGGCCCTTGTAGAGCGTGCAGTCCGGATCAAATGTCCAGACCTGGGAATAGCTCGAGGGTCCGATGTGGTATTTTTTGATGCCGGCAAGGCCGAGGATCCACGCCGCAACCTCGTTTCCGGTGCCCTCGAAGGTCGTGTCCTCGTCGAAGGTCTGGCCGCTCAGGCGGTAGCCGATGTTGTTCCGGCCGGAGATCGGGATTTCCTTCGCGTCGCGGTCGTACTCGAATTCATCCAGGAAGGCCTCGCCGATCTTGTAAGCGCGGCTGCCGCCCATAGAGACGGCCGCGGTGACGCGGGAGCCGGGCATGAAGAGCGAGGCGGGGCCGAGGAAGTAATCCTCGCCGGCGTTGGTCAGCCGGAGCGACATCTGCGCGATCTGACTGTCGCGCCTGGTCTTGTGCGTGCCGGTCTTCAGGATCTGCGACAGGTCGCGTGCGTAGATGTAGCGCAGGAAGAGCAGGTCGTCGTCCAGGATCGCCGCGGCGAAAAGCTGGCCGTTCATGGGATGATCCCAGGCGGTGGCCGTGAAGTCGTCGTCGGTGAGCTCGATCTCGCCGCCGGGCTCAGCTTCCGACCAGTGGCCGTCCTCAATGTCGGCGACTGTCGTCTGCAGTCCAGAGGAGAGATACAAGCTCTGTGATGCCTCGTCGTAGTACTCCACGACCGAGCCGAGGCCTTCCGCACCTTCGACGGCACGGTAAAAATCCCATACCAGCGGGGCAGTCGTGGCGCTCATGGCTCAGACCTCCGAATACTCGCCGAGTGTCAACTCCATCGAAAGGTCGAAGACGTGGTTTGAATCCTTTGCGATGCAATCGGGCACGTAATCGCAGGTGATGACGGCGCCGGCGGCCGGGGCGGTGTCAAAGTGGACATTGGTCTCGGGGGCCGTGCCGGGGACGGCGGCCTTCAGGTAGATGTATTCCGCGCCGCCGGAATAGGTCAGGCGGAAAAAGCGTTTCGTCTGCAGCGCGGCAGGAACGTCGAGCGACGCCCAGGAGCTCCAGTCGGAGCTCACCGTCACGGAGCCCGCGGCGGTCCAGGTCTCCAGGTCGTCCGACGCCTCGGCGGCGAGCGTGAACGCGCCGTGAATGTTGACGCCCTTAATCAGGAACGCGCCGGTGCCGACGGCATAAAATGGGTTTTCGAGCATCGCCGTCGGGGACGTCTGGCTGACCGGTCTGTCGATCGCGTCGTTAACGGAAGAAATGCCGAAGCCGCTGAAGGGATAGAGCACGGCGCCGGCGGAGCTCTTTCCGAGCACCTTGTTGATCCATCTGTGAAGCGCCGAGCCGTCCGGGGCGCCGGTGCGGACCGTCACGCCGGAGGCGGCGGAGCCGTTGACCTTCACCGTCGCGCCGGATTTCACCGGGAAGGCCGTCACGAAGTCCTTCGTCGAGCCGTCGCCGGTGCCAATCGCCTCGCCGGAGATCGCGGGCGGCGTGAACCAGGAGCCCATCAAAAGCTGAAGGGCGGCGGACGTAGACCAGTTGTACGAGATGTATTTATACATGGACACGGCGATGCGGCGGATCGCGCCGCGCCCGTCCGTCGCGGGGAAGCGATAGGAGACGGTGAGCTTTTTGTTCGCGCGGTCCGGCGTGAGCGTGAACGCCGCCGCCGCGTCGTAGCTGCCGGTGCCCTGGATCGAGGTGCCGGCGCCGGCGAGATAAAAACCGTATTTCTGCCCGACCGGAGAGCGCCCGAAGAGCACGCGGTAGAACGTTTCGCCCGGCGGCGCCAGGTTGACGGAGCCGCCGTACCACGCGGCCGCGGGCCAGTGGAGGAAGAGCGTCGCGTAGATCTTGACGACGTCCGCCGCGGTCTTGACGATGGAGATCGGGTTGCCGTTCATGTCCTCCAGCAGTGCGTGCGTGACGACGTGCGTCGCGTCGTAGCCGATGCCGACCTCCGTGATCGTGTCGCCGACGTTGTCCTCTGCCCGAAGAACAACGACAGCCTGCCCGGAGGCAACGGAGCTTTCGCGGTCGACGGTGAGCGTCACGTCTTCATCGTTTGCGATCTGGATCGCGCCGAGCTTATTAAAAAGCGTCGTGTCGGTCGCGTCCGGCGTCCCGGAGCCGGAGCCGTAGAGGACATAGTTGAAATAGTTTTGCGGCAGCCAGAGACCGCCGCTGCTATAAAACAGCCGATCCCACAGCGCGTCGCAGATCACATTGAAGCCGCGGGCGCGCTGCTTCAGCTCGCCGGTGGCGGCGTCCAGGACCTCGACGTCAAAGCGATTATGGATGCTCGCCCGGAAATCAAGCTGCAGGGCGCGGTCGGCCTTTGCAGGGACGGAGCGCTTATTTCCTCGAATCATAAGAAATCCTCCTTATAGGTCGTTGACGTGCGTCAGCGTGCCGATGGCCGTCACACTGAGCTCGATGTGTTCCGCGTCCTGTGTCAGGCGGTTCGTGATCTGCGTGAGCGTGCCGGTGGCGGTGAGCGCCAGCTCGATGTGCTCCAGCTCCGCGACGTCCGGTTTCCATGTAACGCTCGCGGGCGTGAAGGACGCCGTGAAGGGCTGCACCGGGCCGCCTTCGCCCTGCAGCGGGCCGAGGCCGTCATAGGACACGGTAACGGCGCCGACGGCGGGCTGCAGGTCGGTCCGGTTGCCGGGCGTCAGCGTCAGGATCAGCTCGTCCGCCGTCTCGCCCGCGCTGACGGCCGCCACGGCGCGCACAGCGGCCTCCAGAACGCCGCCGGGCACAAAGGTATAAACAGACAGCCCGACGGAGAAATGCGGCGCAGCGCCCGTCAAGGAGCCCGTGAGGGCCTTGTCGAAGGTGAGGACGATCTGATCTGCGCCGTCATTCGCCGCGGCGCTCAACGCCGGGAAGGCGACGCCGGGCGGGACGAGGCCGGTGGGCGTAAAGCTGAAGCTCGTGGCCGTGAGCGCCACATCGGCCATGCTGTGCACCGTGCCAGGGACGTACTGCGCCGAGCAGGTCCCGGACGCAGCGTTGAAGTCCAGGAAGGTTAGGTCGACCGTGAGACCGTCGGCGCGGAGCTGCGCGGTCTGGGCGGCGAAGGTGTTGCTGCCGGCGTCCACGATGCGGAAGGCGCCGGGATCCGCCGCGACGCTGGCCGCGTTCAGATGCCGGTCGAAGGTGAAGACGGCCGCCTTGCCGAAATCGCCGTTGCCGTCGTCGATGTTTTGCGCTGCGGCGATCTGCGCAGCGCCGGTCCGGTAAAGGCCACCATAAGGCCCCTGCGCAGCCGTAACGCCGAGCGATAGGTGCTCGGATTCCTGCGCCGGGCGCTCCACGATCGGGATCAGCGCCGATTGGACGGAGGCGTCGAGATTGATGTGCTCGGCTCCGTGCTTTGCGATCCCCTCATATTGTGAAAAGAGCTCGTAGACGTCGCCGCCGGTCGTGATCGCCTGCAGCCCGACGCGGTAGTCCCACGTCCGGAAGGCGGCGATGTCCGCCCAGGTCACGCCGGAGGGGCCGAAGGTCACGGGCTCGGCGTCCATCCACTCGCCGCCGATCAGCTGGCGATAATAGATGGCGCCATTCAAAAGGAAGAACACGAGCAGGCCGAAGTCGATCGAGCCGCCTTTTGTGGCGCGGATCGCCGTGACCTTCGTCGCGTTCGCGCTGGCGAGCTCGACGTCGCCGAGCAGGCCGAGGATCCGGCCCTTCAGGACGCCGCTTTTCACCCAGAAAACCCAGGGGCGCTCGTCCGTGATGAACTCCGCCGTCCCGGACGCGCTCCGCGGCATGTTTCCGTCGAAGGCGATCGCGACGTCCTCCGCGGCGACGGAGAAGCCCTCCTCCGTCCAGACCATGTCCTCGATCTTCTGCGTCAGGGCTGCAGATTTCACGCCTGCAGTGCCGTCGGCCACGAAGGCGACGTATGCACGGTCCGGCTCGTTCGCGGCCCTTGTGCGCCGCAGCGCGACGTCGCAGGCCATTAAAGAGCTGATGGAGCTGACTGCAGTTTCCTCAAGGAACTCTGAATCCGTCAGGGCCGTCGTCGGCCGGTTGATCCAGACGATGGCCTCCGGATCCGCACGGTTTGCCTTCGTCTGCAGGTTGGTCTCAAATTTCTGCCGCAGATCCGAATTGACCGGTCTCATGTGATCACCGCCAGATTCACAGTTGTCTCATAGATCCCGCCGTCGACGACGACGGACCATGCGGGCTCGTCCATCAGGATGCCGCGAGTCAGCGTGCTGCCGTTTTTCACGTCGACCGGCGTGCAGTCCGCCTCGGCCTCGTTGACCGCGTCGCGCTCGGCGTCGGACCAGGCGCGCAGCGTCAGGTGGAGGATCCGCGAGGGCGTCCCGACCGTCTGGATCAGGTAGCCGCCGCCGTAGAGCTTGGAGGAGATCTTCGTGCGCTCCAGCGTCTCGTAGCAGCGGACGACCTCGCAGATCCGGACGGCGCCGGTCGTCTGCAGCTGATGATTGCCGAGATCAGGCATAGCGCACCTCCTTCCGGAGGCGCTCCACGATCTGATCGTAAAGGAGATCCATCACGCCGACGAGTTCGCCGGCGGAGTTGACGCCCTCGACGCGGATCGTGCCCGTGTGTCGGATTTCGACCGCGCTCGATGCGGAGGCGGAGAGGCCGAGACTATCGCCGCCGATGGCGGCCATGACGTCTGCGTTCATGCGAGCAGCAGCGTTGACCGCATCGGCGCCGGAGGTCTCGATTCCTCGGGCCAGACCTTCGGAGAGCATTTCGCCCGCCCAGGCCATCTCCTTCGACGGCGAGGCGATCCCGAAAAACTCCTTGATGCCGTCCCAGATCCCGCCGAGCCAGCCGGAGATCTTCTCCCAAAGCCAGCTCGCGGCGGAGTTGATGCCGGACCAGAGGCCGGAGACGAGGTTTTTCCCGGCGTCGACCAGCTTCACAAATCCCTTGCCGACCTCCATAAACAGCACGTCCACGATTTTCAGACCGGCGCCCAAAATCTGGGGAAGCGAGGCGATCAGGCCGGAGACCAGTGCGACCACAAGCTGCCCCGCGCCCTCGATCAATTTCGGGGCGTTGACGATCAGAGCGTTGACCAGAGTCCCGATGATCATCGGCGCGTTGTCCGCGAAGGCTGTGCCGAGGCCGATGGCCAGCGTGAGCGCCGCGTCGATGAGCGAGGGGAGGACGTCCTGGAGCAAGCCTGGCAGCTCCTCGGCGATCATGGGCGCGAGCTCCTTCACGAGCACGGCGGCGTTTTTCAGCGCCGTCCGGATCGTCGGCAGCAGGTTCTTCACGACGTTTTTCGCGCTGCCGGCGAGGTTCGCGATCAGCGCGCTCTGGTCCGCGTTCGGATCCGCGAGGCCGGTCAGCAGGTTCGACCAGGCCGCCTTCATCGTCGAGATCGAGCCGGAGATCGTACCGGCAGCTTCTTCGGCTGTCGTTCCAGCGATACCCATGTTATCCTGTACGATATGAATTGCCTGGACGATGTCCGAATAGCTGTCAATCGAAAAACTGGCAACGCGGCCCTGTGCTTTTTCATACTCGACAGCTTTGTCGAGCAGCTGCTGCATGCCCTCCTTCGTGCCGGCGAAGCCGAGCGCGAGGTTGTCGAGCATCGTGAAGTTGCCGCGGCTAAAGCCGCGGTAGGCGTTCTGCACGGCCTCCATGCTGGTCCCCATTTTGTTGACATTATCGGCCATGTCGGTGATGGAGAGATCCATCAGCGAGGCAGCCTTCTTGGTGTCGCCGCCGAGGGAAGCGATCAGGGACGCGGACGACTGGATCGCCGTATCCATATAATCGTTGGCGCTCAGTCCGGCCGACTTGAAGGCGTTCTCGGCGGATTTCATGACCGCCGGCGCATCCTCGCCGAAGAGTGTCTCGATACCGCCGGACAGCTGCTCGAAGTCGGCATAGGCGCTCACGGCCTGCTTGCCGATCACACTGATGCCGGTGGCCGCTGCGGCGATCCCGGCACCGGCAATTTTGCCGACCGTGCCGAGCGCAGCGCCGAATTTTGCGGCGAATCGCTTGCCGCCAGACGCGCCGGCAGCGTCTGCCTCGTCTCCGAGCAGACCTTCCAGTTTTCCCTTGATGCCCTTTGCGGTGGGAATCACCTGGACGTATGCTTTGCCGAGCTCAGGGCCGTCTGCCATTATTCATCGCCTCCTGCGAGAGATTTCCACGCCGCGTCGAAGTCCGCGGCCGTGCGATAGGTTTCTGTTTCTTTCTGCCTGGACTGCTTGCTGATCAGCTGCGCGAGGCTCGCCGGATGGTTCCGCCGGCGCTGGCCGTCCTCGGAGAACATCCAGGCAATGTGCGAGACAGAGTCACAGAGCAGCGCCAGCAGCGTCGTCTTTTCGTCCGCATCGACGCCGGACAGCCGGCGCATGATGCGGGAATCCGCGGGTAGCCCCAGCGCAAAAACGGCCGCCGTGCGCAGCGGCAGCCGTTTCCAGTCGAGGACGTGATAATACTGCGCAAAGTCGCAGGCCAGCGCGTCCTCATCTGCTGCCACAAAATGCGCCAGGGCTAGGATTTTTTTCCGTCGTTGCAGGCAGCGAGGATCTCGACGAGTGCTTCGTTGACCTCCGTCGCGCGGACGCGCCCGTTTTCGCCGCGCAGGAACTCGTAGAGCCGCGCGCGCTGCTCTTTGCCGAGCAGCTGGACGCAGACCTTTGAGACCTGATCCGTCCGCCCGTCGTCGATGGCGACCAGGGCGTCGAGTAATTCCATGTCGTCCAGAGCGGCCTCGTCGATCTCAAACTCGAAGCCGCTCGTCGTTTTCCCGGTGATCATGATCAGCTACCCGTGACGGTGACCGCGCAGAAGGCCTCGGCGCCGGTCTCGACGACGTGCGCCTTGACGATGCAGCTGCCGGCGGCGATGCCGGTCACGGTACCGCCGGTGACGGTGGCGACGTCGGTGTCGTCGGAGCTCCACTTGACCGTGCCGCCGGACGGCGACGTCGTGGCCGTGATGGAGCCGGTGCTGCCGGCTGCGACAGTGAGCGCGCTCTTGTTCAGGGAGACGCTGCCGACCGCGGTGCGCTTGAGGTAGATGTACTGCGTGTTTCCTGCGCTGTCGGGCAGGCAGGTGATCGTCAGCTCGTAGCCGATGACCTCGTTGTCCGTGTTGACGACGTCGCCCTTCTCGGTGATCTTCCCGTTCGGGATGACCAGCCGCTGCGCGGTGTTGGTGTTGAGGATCTCGTCGATCACCCAGCAGCTCGCGGGGAGCTCGTTCGAGTTGACGTTGACCGCCACGCCGTCATCGAGGTCGCCGACGACGTTCGAATCTCCGAAGTAGGTCTTCAGGACGTCGATATTCGTCGCCTCGATCAGCTTGAACTTGACGGTTTCGGTCTTCTCGGACTGCGGGACCGCGACGACGTCGCCGCCCCAGGCCTTGATCTTCTCCACGCTGATGTCGTAGCTGTTAGTGACGCCATCTTCGGAGACATAGCCCTGATTCTTGAACCCGGCAGCCAGAGACGCGGCGGGAGACGTCGGCAGCACAGTGCCCAGGGGCGCCCGGAAGATCGCGCCTGCGATCTTCGGCTTGCCGACGGAAACGTAGCTTGCGTTATTAGACATAGTCTGCCTCCTAGTAGTGAATGATGTTGAACACGGCCTGATAGCGGTATTTTTTTGATGCCGTGTCGGTGTAGTCGTAGTCGCTGTTGAGCCGGACGCGCGCGACCTCAGGAAGCGCGACCGCACCGGCCATGAGCGCCTTGATAAGCTCGTTCGTTTGGGCTGCCTCATAGAGCGTCGCCCCGAACGACTGGATTGCGAGAGTCGCCTGGAAGACGACGCCGTCCACCATGCCGCTGCCGGTTTTCTGGATCACGGCGTAGGGCGGCGCCTGACCGCCGGCCGGCGTTTCCATGAGCACGGCGAAGGGCGCGCGGACTTTCAGATAGTCCCGGATGACTGTTTCAATCATTTCATGGCTCCTTTCGCCGCGTTCTTGGTCTTGTAAAGGCCGGCGGAGCCGACCGCCTTGAGGAGCGTGTTCTCTTCGCTGTTCTTTCGGGCAGCTTCCCGCGAGCCTGGCCAGACGTTCGCGATGGCGACGTATGATGCCTGGTGCACGCCGGAATTGAACGGCTCGCCGTTGGCCATAGCGGACGCCTGCTGCGCGATCGCAGCGCCGGCGGCCGCGAGATGCTCCTGCATCGCCTCGCTCTTCATGAGCTCGTTGATGCCGGCGAGATTGAGCTTGATCTCAGGCTTCTTACTCAATTTCTTCGCACCTCATTTTCATGTGCCACGGCCCGGGGACGAGCGCCTCGACGCCGACGATCGGGAAGCCGAAGGTCCGCAGCGTATGCGTGCGGCCGTAGGCGTCCGTCCATTCGACAGTCTTGTCGATCCAGTCATGCGTGTCTCCCTTCGGGATGCCGAGCATGTAGCGGATCCGCTTGCCGAAGAGATCCGTCGCGGCGAGGATCTCCTCGCTGGACGGCTCGCCGATCAGGACGTTGTCCACGCTGACGGCCTCCGTCGTGCAGATCGGGGCGCCGAAGGGATCGACGCCCGTCTGCGTCGGGACGAGCAGGGAAACGGTCACGCCTCTCATGCCGGCACCTCCGGGATCGGCGTCGGGACCAGCTCCTGCGTCGGGCTGTAGCTCCCGATATGGTCGCCGCAGCCGAGGAGCTTGCGCTCCAGCTTGCCGATGAAGAGCTCGCCGGCGGCGCCGCCGCTGCCGATTGTCCAGCTCTGCGAGTAGCTGAGGGCGCTCTGGCTGCCCTGCGTCGCGCCCACCGGGATCCCTTTGTCCTCGCCGTCGCCCATCGCGCGGATCACCATGCGGCAGGAGACGATCTTTTTCGCGTCCGCCGTCGCGTTGACGTTGTAGGTGTCGATGATAACGGCGGCGTCGTCGAGCAGCGTGCCGCAGAGCGCCTCCTCGTCGGAGCTCAGCGTCCGCAGCAGGCGGTCTTCGACGTCTTTGACGGTTGCGTAGGCAGCCATTGCGTTTTACCTCGCTTTCTTCGTGGTTTTCTTCGTGTCTGACTTGGACACGGCCGCGGGCGTCTCCTCAGGGACCGCTGCGGGCGTCTCCTCAGAGGCCGCTGCGGGCGTCTCCTCAGAGGCCGCTGCGGGCGTCTCCTCAGGGACCGCTGCGGGCGTCTCCTCAGAGGCCGTTGCGGGCGTCTCCTCGGGGGCCGCGGGAGGTGCCGGCATATTTGTGGGAGGTGCGGCGAACTTGTGGCCCGCCGCAAGGTACTCGTCGAGACGCGATTCGTGTACCCACATCTCCCCGCCGGTCGTCTTATTGATCAGTCTGATCATGCGGCCGGAGTCTCACCAGTCAGCCGGTTGAAGACGCTGGTGTTCGCGATGAAGCCCGCCTCGAACTCGCAGCGGACCGCAAACATGTTGCGCTGCCACAGGTTGATCGTGACGGTGTTGTCGTGCTCGTCGAGATAGGTCAGCGTCGCCTGGTCGGAGAAGCTGATCTGAATGTCTTCGACAATGCCATACTGCGCCTGGCTCCAGTCGCCGACGACGCCGACGATCTCCGGGCTGCCGGCAGAGGAATCGCCGGCGGCGGTACCGGCCACATACAGACCGCGGCCGGTCTTGGTCGGGGCGCCGAGGATCCGCGGGATCGCGGCTTCCGCGACATTGTTTGTGAACAGCGGGCGGTCATTCTTGTCGCGCGCCTCCAGGAGGAGCGCCTCGGCCTGCGGGCTGAGCGCCCAGCCGCTGATGATGCCGCTGTGCTCGGCGATGTCTTTGCGGGCGGCGACGAGGCCGTCATAGGCGTCCGCGCTGACGCTCTTCACGATGCTCTGCGTGGTCGTGGTCGCGAAGTTGTCGAAGGCGGTGCCAGGCTTCGCCACGGCGCCGAGGCAGGTCAGATCGAACTTTTTGCCCAACGCGCCGGGCAGACGGTCGAGAATGTTGTCATAGAGGCCCTTGAGGTCTCTGCGGAACTGCATGGAGAACGGGAGGATCACGGCGAGCGTGTAGCCCTTCATGTTCTTCATGCCGACGCCGGGATTCTTCACGGGCTTCGCGTCGGTCTCGGTGATCCACTCGGCCTCGGGATCGCCGGTGATGGTGGGGATGTCAAGGCCGCGGCCCGGAAGGACGACGCGGCGGGCGAGCTGCATGATCACGCTCTGGTCCTTCGCGACCTGCATGATCTCTTTGGAAAGCTCCGCGGGCAGAGAGACCGCGGTGCGGTTGGTCTGGATACCGGACATAAAAGTCGCTCCTTTTCATTTTTTTTACAGATTCTGCTCCGCCCAGTTGGCGAAACTGTCTCGCGTCGAGGGCGTCGCGGGATGGCCGGCCTCGCCGCCGTCCTGGACGGCCGGATAGCCGCAGGACTTGGCGAAGGTCAGGATTGCGTCGGCCTGAGCCGTGCAGGTTTCTTCCGTTTCCCCGGTGAGCAGGTTAGCCGGGATCTTCTTCTCGCCGGAGACCTTCTCCCGCATGACGCGGATGGTCTCGGCGCGCTTCATGCCGGCGAGCTCCGCCTGAACGGCCGCGAGGGCGTTCTTTGTCTCCTGGATCTCGTCGGGATTCCCGGCGTTGCCGGCCTTGAGCTGCTGCAGCTCGCTCTGGGCCGTCGCCAGCTGGGCCCGCAGGCCGTCCACATCGCCCTTTGCGGCGTTGATGTCCGATCCGTTGATGCCCATGAGCTTGTCGATCTGCTCCTTTGTGGCGTCGGGGAAGAGGTCGGTAATGTCTGTGCGTTTCATGGCTCAGTCCTTTCTGGCTGCTACGCTTTTTACGAGGTCGCGTCTCCTGCAGGTGCGTTTTGACGCCCGCCGGCGAGATTATCAAAGCGCCGAAGCGCGAATGACCTGAATCGGAAGGCCCAAACAAAAATGCCGGGGCCAACTACTGCGCGTCGCTGCGCAATGCTGGCCCCGGCTCTCATAGCTCCGGCCTTTTTGTTTTTCTTAGTGTGCGTATTGTACGTGGCCCTTGACGCTCTCCTTGAGCTCGCGGACCAGTTTCTCGTCCTCCCACCAGGCCGCCCGGGCGAGGTGCCCGCGCCACTGATGGAGGATGCTCCCGCCGATGATCCAGTCGACGTGTTCCACGAGGCAGGGCTTGAGGTTTTCCACCGTCTCGCCTCCGTGCTTGTCGAGGAGGAAATTTCGGAAGATGCTGTCGTCCATCTTGCCCGAGGCGACCCAGACGGAATACTCCTTGTGATTCCGGCCGTCGCCGTTCGTGAACCACTCCGCGCACTCGCGCGCATAGGCGTCCGGGATCCGGACGCACTGGAAGCTGTGCCAGGCGAACCTGACGGGGATGCGTCCCGTCGCCCGGGGATCATCTGTGAACTGCTCGCAGCAGAAGCCGTAGACGACGCCCTCATCGTGCTCGCGGCATCGCTGCACGAAGTTGCTGCAGAGCAGCACGTCGTCCTGGATATGCCAGGTCCCGCCGTCGCCGCTGCGGGCCGCGAAGGATTCCATGCAGGCCTTCTGATTTCCTTTGCGATCGGCATCGTTCCAGATCTCGATCTCGTCCGCGCCCTGGCGCTCGAGCTCTGGCACAAGCCAGCCCTCGACGTACCACATGCGGATCGGGCAGGCGTGGATCAGTACCTTCACGGCGTTTCCTCCTTCAGGTGGTAATAGCAGTAATCCTCGCGTGCCCGGAGCAGGACCTCCAGCTGCGGATAGCGCTGCTCAACGAGCTCCGGCGTCAGGTCGTCCTGAATGTGGATCTCATACGGATTGCCGTAGAGCATGTCCTGCTTGTAAAGGAACGGAACAGCGACGATCATGTCCCGGCAGCGATCCCGCGCGTATTCCAGCTCGTCCTGGGCCTCCAGGACGCTCAGGTGCTCGATCACGTCGCCGAAGATGATCAGGTCATACCGCTCATATTCGAAGTCCCGGATGTTCATCCGGAACACCTGACGATAGCCCTGCAGCCGCTCCGCGTTCGGCGCGAATACCTCGACGGCGTCCATATTCGGGTATTCCGGCAGCAGGCGCCGCCAGAGGCCGTCGCAGGCACCGACATCCAGGATCGTCGAGCTGCGCGGGAAGTGTTTCCGCACCCAGGCGCAGATCTCCGGTTTACCATAAGAGTAAGAGCTCATTTTCCCTCTTGCAAATAATCAAAGAATGTGTATAATGAAATCGGAACGAGAGTTCCGCTTAAGATGAGCATGGTGCCCCCGCACCCCTTATTGGTGCGGGCCGACACGGCTCATCTTTTTTTATATCTCCAGATGTCCTCAACAGATCCATTTCGAATTAAGACTACATCGCAGCTAAAAGGCGAACTCCGTTGAAGGCGATGTAGAACAATCTCTTTAACCTCGCTTGTCGGCATTTCACTATTGCCGATATCGAGCACAATTCCGCCCGGATTATCCACAATTTGGTGTATAGCTTCTCGCGTGTTTTGGTCAATCGAAGTCTTTGATGCAACGCTCGGCTCCTGCTCCTCCCACAGTCTATTTCTCCAAAGATAATCAGGGTTTTTCTTTCCGTTTTCACGAGACTCGGCCGGCATAGTAATGTCGCCGCCATATTCTTCATAAAGCAAATCGAAGTTTGTGCCTTCTCTGTTTTTGATTTTTCGATTTGCTTCTATAATCTTTTTGCCTTCTCCAGGCGTGGCAGAGTTTTTATATTGATCCAAAACACTCTTGAACTCGGTACGTTTCGCATACGCCGCCCGCTTCTGTGCTCTGAACCTTTCGGGATCCTCTGCGTAGATCTCCCGCCGCATGGAGTTGATTTTTTCCTTCGGCGTGTCGCCCTCGGCGGCATAATAGTGCGCCTGCAGCGCTTCCGGATCGTAGCCCTCGACCGTGCTTTTCCCGTCAAAGCGCACCTGATAATTGCAGTCGCAATTCGGATGGATGTGCTCGGCGTGGCGTTGCGCAGCTTTTTTACTCTGTCGCTGCCAGCCGCGGGAGGCGAGTGTCAGGCAGAAGGCGCAGGTGTCGCCGGAGGGGATCCAGGCGAATTCCGCGCCGTCGCGGGCGGCGTTTTTCAGCATGGTGTCCGCGCCGGCCTGCTTGACCAGGCGTCCCACCGTCTGCGGGACGCTGTTTCGCTGATTTTTTATAGTCCCTTGGATCGCCTTCGCCGTCTCCTGATAGGTTGCCGTCGGCGCCGGCTCTGCAGGCGGGATCGTGACGCCCTGCGCGGCCGCGGTCGTGTCATACATTTCGCAGGCCAGCGCCGCAGCGGCTTCGCCGTATCGGTCAGAAAGAATATAGGCGGTATAGATCAGCTCGGAGACGTCTGCGTCCGGATTCGTTTCCATCCAGAACTGCATGGCATCGGCTGCTTTCTGATTGATGGCCGCGAGCTTCGATATGTATCGCTTCCAGTCATTACTGCTGATCTGCATCGCCGAATTCCTCTGTCAGCAATTTCATCCCGCGCGCCCTGGCCTCCTGCGCCCGGATCCGGCGGATGTCCGCCGGTCCGAATCCGACCATTTCGAGGAAGGTGTCGGTCTCGGCGAAGCCCTGCCGGCTGCTCGCGATCTTTATCGCGGCGTCGGCCGTGACGGCCACGCTCGGCATCGCCGGGTTCTTAAAGTGAGCGACGACGTCCTTTTCCTCTGCAGTGAGTTGATCCATCGTGACTTTTCGGGCCACGGCCAGCGCCATGAGCGCGATCGTGCGCAGGCTGTCGCCGTTCCCGCGATTCAGCTGCTCGGCGGCCGCGATGAGCGTCTGCGACTGTGCGAGGATCGCCTCGGAGCTCGTCGGGTTGGCGTCGCTGACGACGCCGGTGTCGGTAACGGTCAGGCCGGTCGCAGCGGAGAACTGCGTCGCGAGGATCCGGACCATCTCGACGTGCGGGGAGATGTTGCCCTGCGCCAGCTGACCGAAGCTCGGCTTTTCTCCGGTCTCCGGGTTGACCGTCGAGGCGATAATGCTGCCGACGTACTGCTGGAATTTCTTGTTGATCAGGGTGTCGTACTGATCATCGGTGACGCCGAGAAGGTATTTCTGGGGGGCGGTCGCGAATTCGAGCCCGATCGTCGCGTTCGCGATGGTTCTTACATAGCCCTGGATCAACCTGCGGATGGGCTCCTTGATCCTGGACCGACCGAAGGGCTTGTCGCTCGTCGCGTTCCAGATCAGCGGTTCCATCAGCGGCCGGCCCATCTTGTGCTCGAAGCGTGTCGCGGTCCAGGTGCTGCTGACGCGCTTGAGCACGATGATAGCGTCGTTGGTGTAAAAATTGATGGTAGCTGGCGTCCATTCGTCCGGGCGGGACTCATCCGGCGCCGTGTTGATGATGGCGAAGCCGCAGTCGATTTGGCCCTTCACGCCGTTCCAGCTTGCAGCTGCGGTCAGCGGCGAGTGGAAACGGATCTTGCAGCCGATATTCTTATCCGCGCTCAGCGTGGCAAAGGTGCAGCCGAGCTTGAGCTCGTCCCGCGTGGCGGGCATATACTGTGCAATCAGATTGTTCGCAGCGACGATGCGCTCCAGCGCCTCGACCGGCTCGCCCTGGACGCCGACGAATCCGTCGAACATGCTGCGGGCCGCGAGGACGTCGACGCATTTCGCGCCCCAGCTGCAGCCAATCTCCAGGCCGCGCATGCCCTGGGGGAGGGCGATGCCGAGGTTGACACTATCGAGGCTGATCTTGCCCTCGTAATACTTGTTTTTCTCCTCGTTCTTCAGGAGATGCTTTTGATATATTTTCAGCAACTGCTTCAGCTGCTCCCGTTCGACATCGTTCAATCCGACGACGGTCTCCGGATCCATGTTAAGAGTCATAGAGAAAGCCTCCTCACCCGATTCTCATTTTCCGCGTGGGATCTCGTTTACTCGTTTTCGCACCCCAGAGCGCCAGCGAGGCCGCCTCGATCGGGATGCTGTTCTCTCCGCCGAAGCCCCAACCGCCGCCGACGGGCCGCTTGACGGCGCTGCAGGCGCTTTCGCGAAGGGCCTGCTGGCCGGAGAACCACGTCACGGTGCGCTCGTTGACCGAGTTGACGAGCATGCTGACGGCTGCCACGACGTCCCTGGCCGTCGGCCGGATGATGGAATCCTTAGCTTTCCATGCGTCCTGGATGTTCTCGACGAGGAGATCCGCGCCGTTCCGGCCGTCGATCACGACGCAGCTGGCCATCTTGGTGCGCTCGCGGAGCCATTCTGCAAGCCAGGCGATCCCGCGCCCGGTGGGCCGGCGTTCGATAATGGAGATCCGCGCGGGGCCGTCCTTCGGGATCACGGCGCCGCAGAGGCAGACCTCCGAGCCGTCGGCACTGAATTTGACGCCGTAGGCGGTTTTGCCCTCCGGCTTTGGTTCCTCACTCTTGCAGGCGTCGAAGGCCTCCGCCTGGATCGCGTAGTCCGCCTCCTGTGTCAGGATCGGACTCCACCAGCCGAGCCGTTCTCTCGCGAAGCCGTCCGGGCTCTGCGACTTCAGCTCCTCCGCCGTGAACTCCTCCGACAGGCGGATTCCGAGCGCTGGGTTGGTCGCATACCAGAGCTTCCGGTCTGTCAGGTCGATCTCGTCGACGCTCTTGGCTTCGATGCTCCATTCGTGCCAGGAGTCATGCGCGCCCGGATCAGTGAGGCAGGCCGTGCGCCGGCGCCGGAAAACGGTGCCCGGCGCTCCCGGGTAGGGCGGCGTCCCGATATAGAGGATCTGGCGCGTCCCGGTGATGCTGGCCGCCAGCGTCGCCAGGATGGCGTCGACCTGATCGTCGGTCAGTTCCTGAGCCTCATCGAAGACGACGAGAGAAACTCCGTCAAAGCCGCGGGCTCGCTGCCGGGTTCGCGTCGAGTATTCGATGCCGCCGCCGTTCGTGAGGTAGATTGCTTCTTCTCCGTTTGTGTAGCGGATGTCCTTCACGATGGCGCGGAGCTCCGGGTGCCGAGGATCCGTGAAGATGGTCTCCAGCCGGCGGAAGCTCTTCTTGCTGGTGACGGTCTGATGCGCCGTGTGGATGATCTTCTCGGCCTTGACCGCGAGGCCGAAAAGCTCGCGGCCGTCGAGGATCCCGTTTTTCCCGTTCTGGCGTGGGCAGGCGAGCCCGCCGCTTGTCACGGTGTACTCGCGCCGCTCGTCACGCCCGAGCCAGCAGTCCATGATCAGCCGCTGCCAGGGATCCAGCGCGAAGCCGTAGGCGGCCATGAGCTGGGCCGCGCCCTCGCCGTCGGTCGTGATCCTGGGCGGCTCGACACAGATCCGCGGAGTCTGATTTCCGATCATGCGTATTTATCCCGGACGAAACCCAATACCGTCACCATCGGTGCCTCGTCCTCGTCGTTATTCTCTTCCTTTGCCGGCCGCCCCTTCAGGCGGGCCAGCGCCTTCGGCGTCAGGCCGAGTGCGTCCTTCATCGAGAGGACCTGGCGCCGCAGCTGCAGGATTGCGTCGAAGGTCCGGTCCGTCGCGGCAGGGCCGCGGCCGTTCTTCTCGACGGTCTGGTAGCCCTCGGCCTTCCAGCGCTTATTGAGGCGCTGCAGGTCGCGCTCCATCATGCAGAGGGTGTGGACCTCCGGCTCGAAGACATCCTCCCAGATGCCGAGCTCTTTCATCTGCCCGATGTATTTCTGCTCCCTGGTCATTGCACGGCCTCCTGGCCTGTCTCGGCCTCGGTTTCAAAGGACCCGCAGTCCACGACGTTGTGGACGCTGCGCCCGGCGAGCGCGCACTGGTAGCACTCGACGCAGTAGCCGACGCTGCCGGGCAGCGCCCGGTTATTCCTGCAGCTGATGCACAAGCACGTCTCGACGCCGAAGGGACACTCCCGACTCATGGCTGCCTCCGATCTCGCGCGGCGCCCGCGATCCGCCTCCGCGATTCGCGTCCGTGGCCCGCGCGCTGTTGATTTTTCCTGTGCCGTCCGGGCCTTCCCATTTTCCTCGGGGGGATTTCGGCGCA